AGCAGATTCTATTGGTTTAAATGTAACTCAAAGCTGGTTAGGATTTAATGTTACTCCATTTGGTTTAACTGCTTTTACTCAAAGTAATGCCCAAGAGTTCTTTAATGGTGAATTAAGTGGTTCTAGTATAATAGTTGAAGATGGTAGTTTAAATGGTGATAATCCATTTTTATCAGTTAATACAACTCCAATCTTATACGATTTAATTACTCGTAGCCCAGCAGCTACAGCTACTTATTATACTGGAAGTTTAGCTGTGTTTTCACCTTCAGTAGCTAAACAAAATGCTATAGATTATTTAATTACTAGAACGCCTGGTGAGGGTTTAATGCAAGCCGCATTTACATTTAGACCATCAGGCTCTAGAACAGGTACAATTACAACTACGGTTTTAGGTACCGGCTCAGATGGTACTAATACAGGAGGTAATAATGGATCAAATATTCTATATTTAGATAGATTAAATGCTGTAGGAAATATTGATGCTGTAGGTGATGGTACTTTGGTTCCTCTTGACTCTAATTTCCAATTTAGATCAGCTTCTTATGGTGGGGGTGGAGGTACAAGTCCATTTTATCGACAGGGAACATCATTTACAATTCAATCAAATACTGGTTGGGCCAGCCCCTATGTAGGAGGTACATCACCTTTCTTTGGAATGTCTCCTACAAATGATGATATACCTAATGATGCTGTTTATGGGAAAATTGATACTGAACAAACAGGAGCTTTAATTATACCCAATATTTACCCAGATTTTATATTTGGTATAAATGCCGCAACACCAGGCTCAACTATTACTTTATATTTTGAATATCCTTTACAATATAACTTTGTAGGTGTAACTGTAAATAATACTGCTGATACAGGTGAAAATGGTACACCATCCTCAACAGGAATTAATTATACAACTTTATGGCAACAAGTTGAAGCTTTAACTATGAATTGGGTTGATAAAACTGGTACTACTGTAGCTGTGGGTTCATATCAAGGTGGTCAACCTGTTCCTGTAACTGTAGCCCCTTTAAATCCAACCCAAACCACAGTATATGTAACTGGTGATCCTGTACCTGTAGTGGGATTAAGCTCAGGAGAAAATGCTCCATTTAATACTACAGCATCTCAATATTCAAATCAAAACTACCCAGTTATAACTTCACCAGGTGTAAACGTTGATTTTACTTATAACGAAAATAATGCATTGATTGATAATGCTTTAATAACCGCAGGTGCTCCTGGTTTTTACGATTTAGATTATACCCAAGGAGGTACAGTTCCTGTAAACTATCAAACAGTAATTTCAGCTTCTCAACTTGGTTCAGGTTCATCTACTTTAGCCCCAGTTCAATCTTATAACTGGAATGTTAGAAGAAGTATATTACCTCGTTATAGTGGTTCTAAAGTAACGGGTCTTATCTATAATTTTTACACCCCACCAACAGGTTCATGGCCGGGTGATCAGTCGTTTGGTAAGGATCCTGTTATCAATTATTATGGTAATATTGCCTTTAATATTGATTATGTTCAAGGTACTTATCCTGAAATGTCAACAGGTACTGCTTTAAATGTTAAAAACATTGGTATATTTCAAGATCCATCTAAAACAGAAATTGTAGATCAAAATACACCAGCAGTGTTTAATTTCTTAATAGATCAATATTTAGGATTTAGCCAGTCAGCTGAGGTATTTTCTAACGATGTTTCTCCTATTAAAGATAATATTATCAGAACTTTAGATGGGCAAATTGGTTGGCCTGCTAACTCAACATATTTTATCCCAAGACAACAAACCTTTGCTGATAATTTTGGTGGTGTGTTCTGGACTGCTTCTTTAAATTCTATTATATTTTGTTCCTCAAATTATACTTTATTTCCACAAGTAGTAAATGATAACAACCAGTATATTACAGCTTCTTTACCAACGGGTAAAAACAGCACAGCATATACTATAGTTTCAGCTTCAGCAGCTGTAAGTGAAAGTATAGCAAACGGAAATTCTTGGTACTTAACTTTATATACAGGTTCAGAGTATCCTTTACCTACTATTGAAGATGCTTATGCTTCTGGTGGTTTGTCTCCTTATAATAGAGGTAGTGTTTATAATTATAGCACTCAATTCTCACTAGCAGGTCAAGGTGTTTATAAAATTACATCTTTTGAAACCTTAGGATTTTCACCTGCAGGTATATCTACTAATGGTAATCCTTTTAAAATTACATTAGATAACCCTTTACCTGATAATGTTAAAGGTATTGGTTCTGGTAGTAAAAGTAATAATGATACAGGTTTATCAATGTTGATTTGGAAATCAAATCCATTCCCTCAACCAGTAATTGTTGAAACTAGACCTGATTATTTCCCTTCAGGAATTGGTGAAAGAGGTGGATATGTTATACCTGTGGATTTTAATGTCAATATGAAATCTTCTTTATCTGTACTACAAAATACTACTATAACACCTCAAGTAACTTCTACGGGTACTACTACTGTAAGTTTACCAGTAGCACCAGGAACAGGAGGAACTACAACAACAGGAGCTGCACCAACACAAAATACTAATTTATTCCTCCCAGTAGGTAGAGCAGGTATTTCAAATGGTGAACAAGTAACAGTTGGTGGAAAAATTTATGTTTGGAATGATGGAAGTCAAACCTGGGTGTTATCTCCACCAAGCACAACTTTTAAATAAAACGTGATTAGAAAATAAAATTTTTGTATATTTATAATAAAATCTAGATTAGAAAAATGGGATATTTAAATAACTCAGTAGTAACTGTAGATGCTATTTTAACAACTAAGGGCCGTCAATTATTAGCCCAAGCCGATGGCACATTCAGAATTACACAATTTGCCTTAGCAGATGATGAGATTGATTACACTTTGTACAATCCAAACAATCCTTCAGGTTCTGCATATTATGGTGAAGCCATCCAAAACATGCCCTTGCTTGAAGCTTTTCCTAACGAAACTCAAGTAATGAAATATAAACTTGTTACTTTACCTCGTGGTACTGCTAAACTACCTATCCTAGATCTAGGTTACTCTGCTATTACTATTAAACAAGGTGCTTCATTAGCAGTTAATCCACAAACCCTAAATTATACAGGTGGTAATCAAGTTGAACCTTCAGGTTATACATTTACTATTTCTGATGTTAGATTAATGAGTACATTTAATGGTGCGGGTGTTAATACACCTCAAGCTAATGCTCTTAATCAAACTACAACAATTGGTACTACAGTATCCAAAACAGTAGTAGGTACCACACTAAACTTAAAAGCAACAACTGTTAATACATTATTTGGTTCAGAAAATGCTCTATATGCTACGTTAACTGTAGAAGGTAGAGATTCAGGAGCTAGAGTAACTATCCCAGTAACAGTAACTAAAGTATCTTAAAATATAGACTATGTCATTTAAAAGATTAGAAGCCGACGATTTTGTAATATCCTCAGATTCAATTACTGCAGCGATGTGGGTTGGGAATGTTCCAACATTAACTTATTTCTTCACCTCATCTGTTCAAGCTGTAGGCCAATCAGGTAATTATTACTTGAACGTTTATTCATCTTCAGCAGCACAAGATATCCAGTTTGCAATTGCTTATGGTAATGCTAATGGTAGTGGTAGTACACTTTATAATGATGCTGTAAATGGTTTATCTTATACTTCTACTATTTTTGGTCAATATCAAAACCTAGTATTAGGAGATGAAAATGCCTCATTTATTTTTGGTAATGTAACCTCATCTGATTTCTGGGCTATTTCAGTTGAAAGAAATCGTTACAAAGAGGCTCTTTTTCCAGGTTCTTTATTTTTAGAACTCTCAGGTTCGTTAGGTGTTATTAATTTAACTGATGATAGTAATTACGTAAATACAACTGTTTTTACTGAAGCTGGTAGAGTATTTAATCTAATTTCTGCTTCATCTGCGGGTACTATTGCTCCGGGTGCAGGCACCACAAATACAGGTATTAATGGAGATGGTTGGAGTATTAATTCAGGATCTTATGGTTGGTTATTACCTGATATAGGAACTATTATCCTCAATCCAACTGCTTTAACTGGTTCATTAGCTGCTGGTGGTATTGGTCTTAATGTAAGTAGATCATTTGATGCCCCAGGTAATAACAATGCTAGATTATTTAGAGCAATTTCAGGTTCAACAGCTTCAACATTTACTCTTAATTCACAAGAAACTGTAACCTCAGATTTTATTTTTGTAAGACCTAGAAGTTCAGAATATAACTACTCAGAAAATCCATCATTTATTTCAGGTTCAACTGGTGAAGTATTATATTCAAGTTTTGTAGATAATCCTCAGGTTTATATTACTACAGTTGGTCTTTATAATGATACTAATGAATTATTAGCGGTAGCTAAACTTTCTAGACCACTACTTAAAGACTTCACTAAAGAAGCCCTAATCCGCGTTAAGCTAGACTTCTAATGAATGGGTATCGCCTACAAACAATTCCTAGCATCTGATTTAAAATTATTACCGTTTACGGTTAATAAGGGATTTTCCCTTCCCGAGTCTCAATTTGCTACAGGTTCTGATGGTCAATTAACAGGAGTTGACCGATTTTTGGGTACTAGTGGGTCTTTTTTAACTAATAAAAGTACTACAGGTACTTTATCTACTCAATATCAAGTATTAGTTTATAATTCAATTAAAGAATTATATTATTCAAACTTTTTAACTCAAAGTTATGGTGATCCTGTAGCTAGACCAGTTTTAATTCCTGGTAGTAATACTGAGGGTGATGAGTTAGTAGGATTAAAAACTTCAACAGGTAGATATTTTAATTATTTACAATCTACCTTAACAGCTTCTAGATACTGGCCTTTAGCAACTGGTTCCCAATTAGGTGTAATCTCAGTTCCTTCAAAATTATTTGGGGATAATATCCAACCTAATTCATTTAATTATACTTTTGTTTCAGGTAGTACTCATATTATAACTGATGATGGGGAAGGTAATCTATTATCTGGTAGTGTAAATGTAGGTAATATTATTTATCCTCATGGTTTAGCTATTATAACTAGCCAATTACTAGCTTCTGGTTCAGTAGAAGCAACTAATGTTACTTGTTCATTTTCTTCTTCATATACAATTTACGAAACACAATATAAGTGTACTATTAGAGAAAATGAATTTAATTATACTTTAAACCCTTCAACTGTATCTAGCAGTGCTAATATTTCTGGGTCTTGGTATAATTTTCCTTACCCAACTGGTTCTGTTTATGATTATGTTACCTCATCATATTTTTCACCTTATATTACAACAATAGGGTTATATAATGAAAATCAAGAGTTGTTAGCAGTGGGTAAATTAGCTCAACCGTTACAAACGTCAAATACAACAGACACAACAATTCTTATCAATTTAGATCGATAATAAAATGTGGTTATATCAAAATAAAGAGGTCCTCTCTCTAGAGGATCTCCCTCAAGACACTTATGGTTTTATCTATATAGTTACTCACTTACCCTCAGGTAAATCCTATATTGGTAAAAAATCGTTATTTCATAACGTAAAGAAAAAACTCACCAAAAAGCAACTCGCTGAACAAACTGGTAGAGGTAGAAAACCCACCACTGAGGTAATTCAAAAAGAAAGTGATTGGAAAACCTACTACGGTTCAGCTAAACCTATCTTGGATCTAATAAAAGAAGGTAAACAAGAAGAGTTTACTCGTGAGATTTTACAGTTGGTTCCCAATAAAAAGTTATTAACTTACTACGAATGTAAATTTTTGTTTATGTTAGGGGTCATAGAACAGCAAGACGGATACTTTAACGACAACATTCTTGGTAAGTTCTTCAGAAAAGACTTTGCAGAGTAAGATATTGTTCGTATCTTACCCAATATGGTAAATCAACTAGTAGTCAACTTAGTTAACTCTGTTATAGG